TTTCTTTGTCAATTAGTGCAATACGCTCATCAGATTGTTTCTTTAAATAGTCAGTAGCTTTTTGTGCAAAATCCTGAGTAGTTTTCCATTTTTCCTCTTCAAGTTTTTTATTATCCTCAATCTCTTTTTCTTTTGTCTCTTTACGTTTTGCTGCTTTCTCTGCCTCTCCCTGCATTAACAAATCAATCTCTTCCTTTTGACCTTTTTTAAACATTGCTGTATCAGGCTCAAGAGTTTTCATTCTCTCATCTGCAGATGTTTCATAGAGTTTTTTTCTATCTGCCTCAAAGCTCTCATCAATTTGAAGTAACAATCTGTCATAATCCTTTTGACTTAATACACCCTCTTTTAATTGCTTTAATGCATCCTCCTTATCACGTTTTCTTTTCTCTTTTAATATTGCATACTCCTTATCAAATCCATCCTCCATGATACGCAATTTCTCATCCATTAATTGTCTATCAATGTTTATTTGTTCCTTTGCTGCTGCTTCTGAATTTTTCACAGCATTTTTATCAATCTCTTTTTGTGAAAGTATCAATCCATCTCGTTCACCTTTAATTTGTGCAACAACTAATTTTTGAGCATTAATTGCTTTTTGACTATCTTTATCTATTTGCTTTGGGTCAAATAATAAACCAGATAAAAAATCAGCTCCCTGAGCAGTCATTTTACTAATCTCTTTATTGATATTTGTTGTTGCAATTTTACCAATACCCAATGCCTCACTGACTAAATTAGCAGTCTCAAGTACAGCATCAATTGGTAATGCCATGGCTCTAAATACAAGCATGTACCCTTCCAACTGCATTCTGAAAAACATTTCAGCATAACCCTTGTTTCTTACAGCCGCATCATATTCTAACTTGGCAGTCATTTCAAGAGTTTTCAATTTGTTTTCTGCCAGTTCTATATCTGTATTAAGTTGGTTAATCTTATATTGAAGTATCTCCTTTTCACTTTTACCCTGCAATCTCATTGTGTTCTCTTGAGCATTAAGAAGTTGCCCTTTCAACTGATTTGCTTCAATATCCTCATCAAGTTGTTGGTTGTATTTCTTTTGCTCTGCAGTTACACCACCAACAGCCGCCTTAATATCATCCCAATAGGCAACAATAGTACCCAATGCAACAACCAATAAACCAACACCTGTTGCAGCAATGCCACCTCTAATACCAGATAAGGCAGCCTTGGCAGCTGTGCCCATCTTTGTGAATGCTCCACCACCTGCATTGACAGCAACATTTTGAGCATTTTGAGCAGCTGTGAATTGGAAGGTCTTAGCAATGGCAGCTGTAAATCCTGCCCTTATTTCAGTGAGCATGTCACCTAATCCACCCAATGTTTTGAGTGCATCACCTAATCCTGCAAGAGCTTGCAATCTTCTCATGCCCTCAAGTACATTCTCATTCTCAACACCCAATAACTGCATGGATGCCTCAACACCTTGAAAGGCAGCAACACCAATTTGCCCTGCCTTAGCTGTTGCACCGGCAAAGTTTTCCATTGCTGTACCCGCTGTTGCCTTAACAACTGCCTGAGTATCTGAAATTCTATCCCTAAGTTCACCGGCTTGCTGTGCCATTTGTTGGAATCTTGGGTCAGACTCATCCATGTTCTGCAATGCCTGAGTTAATTCTCTCAATTGTAGCTTTAAACTCTTTGTTGCCTCACCATAATTACCAACATTTCGTTGATGTTGACCCACTGTTGCATCAACTTTTTTCAATTGAGCATCTAATCTGGTCACTGTATCAAGTAATTCCTTGCCCTCTACACTATTTTCTTGGTTCTGAACAGCTAAATCCTTGTATGCTTTACGTGCTTTGTTAAGTTCTGCACTCAATTTACTGTAAGCACTTGCCTCATTGGCTGCTAACTTAGCCGCTTTTTCCTGTTCCTTTGCCAATCTTGCAGTCTCTTGAGCTTGCATCTTTTGGAGCTTGACAATTTCCTGCTCAGCTTTAATCTTTTGTTGGTCTGCCTGTGCTTTTAACTTCTCAATCTGTACAGCCTGTTGCATTAGTTTGTTAGCCTGCTCACTTGCTGCACTGAATTGCTTTAACTGAGCTGTGGATGCCTGTGTATTAGCTGCTAACTCAGTCTTTAAACCTTGAGCTGTTGCCTTGAGTTCAGCCTGTAACTCATTGAACACAGCTAATGTCTTAGATGCTGAATCCCTAACTCCTTTGAACAAATCCTCCTGTTCAAATAGATCACTGCTACTTATCTTTTTTGCCATTTTGAGCCTTTAAATAACGTTCATATTCCTTTTGTAAAGTAAAAAATTCCTTTACACTTATTTCCTTTGGCTTGATCCACTGACCTAACCACTTCGACATGTGGACCATCATTTGTTCAATGGTGACTCCACTGCCTGTTGTGTTAACCATACTCTTTAATCTCTCCTCCTCCATCTGTATCAAGGTTAATTTAAACTTATCACCTGTAATCACATACTCAAGTTCAATCAAAGCCTTTTGTTTTATCACTTTGAGAATCTTAGCATGTACCTTTGACAGTCCAAACTCCTTAATGTACTCATCATGCAGTCGCTCCCACACTTCAATATCCTTTTGTTCTGAGCCATTCTCAGACCTTCTGACAAACTTTAACTCACCCGACAAACATTTGTACCAATTGTGGATTGGTAACTCATCAATACTCAGATAATATCCTGCGTATCTCTTTGTCGTATCTTGTGAGGAGTTCTTCCTGGAGCTTAATCCTGCTTTCTTCAGTGAGCCCAATAATGCCCTCCCCGAATTTTGCAAATAAGTTATCATTGTTTTTAATTGGGTCTGCATCTATTTCAAAAAAATCTTTTCCTAACAAAAATACCATACTTTTATAGAAATCACCACTATCGAATAAATTATATGGCTCACCCTCCCTTTTGCGGCCATCTGATAACATCTCTGTTGTAGCTGAATAGGTTGTTCTACCATTGTCTTTATTTCTTAATGGATTGCCACTCTCATCAACACCCTTATCAAGTAACTGATCTTGTTGGATGTACTCTACAATGATAGTATTTTGCAGTGTTTTGTCTAAGAATACTCTTTTCCATACCTCATCTGGCTTGAGAAAAGATGTAATGTTATCCAATAAATTTATAGCTGCCTCCATTTCAGAATCAAAGGTATAAAAAAAGACCCGCACATTTCTGAGCGAGTCTCTTTTTTGGGTTTATAGTTTAATATTAAACTGTGAAAGTTACAGATCCAATGAATCCATCTTTTACAACTGACACTGTGTAAGTATCACCTGATGCAAGAGTTTTCAATAATGTGTAAGTTCCTTGAGGTGACTCAGATACACCTGTTGGGTTACCATAAGCAGCCTGAGCAGTTACATCATAGAATGACCAGTCAGTCAATCCTGTTACTCCTTGAAGTAAGATAGGGTTCAATGCTGTTCCATAGTCAAATGATGCTGTCAATACAACGTCACTTGTTGATGATGATACAACAACCAAGTTAACATCAATCAATCCTGCCAATGTGTTGAAGTCAACACCTGCCTCAGTTGCTGTAATCATATACATTGTTGAATCATCAAATAGACGATCAAAGTCAAATGTTAACATGATTTTCTGAACTGTTGAGTCAGTTGCGAACATGAATGTAGGGTTCCATGATTGGTTGTCTACAGGAATTGGATACAAATATCCACCTACTTTAGATCCAATTAAGTTACCTGTTACATCAACAACGTACACTCCAAAGTTCACACAACGACCAGCTTTCATTTTACCAAGTAAGGTTGGAGTTGAATCCTCTCCCCATAACTCACCTGTGAATGATCTTTTACCTTCTCTTAAGAATGCCATTCTACCAGAGTTAGCCTCCTCAAATTGAGACTCAGCCTTTGGAAGTTCTACATTCTCAAATGCAGGTAAAGGGAACCATCTCTTTGATGCATCTGTCTCATTGATTAAACTGTTCCATGTTGGAAGTGGAGCAGATAAGTCTATCCCGTTCAATGTTCCATCATTGGCTGTCAATGGAACCATTATTAATTTACTTGTTACGCTCTGAATAGGAACGCACCCTGGTCTACCTGTGTTGCCAAGACCAGCATTACAATTACATCCTGCCATAATTTCTATTTTTTAGCATTTACAATTTTGTTTATATTTCGTTAATTTAATTCTTAGCTCAACACCACTTAAATTTGCATCCAATATGTTTTGAAAATAACCATTAGCCTGCTCAGTTCCAAATCGAGTAAAGTTCACTATCTCATAGGTATCCAATGTTTTATAGTTCCTGTCATTGTTAACAACTTCAATGAACTTCTCAGCGAGCTTACTCATTGGCACAACAACATTGTCAATGTGATCCTTTGTTAGGTAGTTCACAATATCCGTCTCATCAAGGAAAAATATCCTTAAGTCAGACTCCCAATCATAAACACTCTCCCTACCAAACTTCACATATCTAACATCATGTAACAACCAAACAAGAGGTGTCTTTTGTGTAAGGTCATTGCTGAACTTAGTCCACTCATTGTTAGCTGAAATCTTAGTGCCTGGCACAAAGTAAGGCACCGGTAATGTAAGTATGCCGGATGCAGTTCCTGCCACCAAATACTCATCTGTTTCAACCTCTGTGATTAGTAATGTGCCATTGAGATACTTACCTACTCTCGCATAAGACGTATCACATGTGATAGTTCTCTCTTGAATAGGATCATACAACCCAAGGATCTCATTATCAATCAACCCTACTAACTCCTCAACTGCCTGTGAAACATCCTTTGTCATAACCAATATGCTGTTAATTTTGGAACACCTCTGAACTTTCTGTAATCACCAATACCAACATATGTAAGTTCTATTATTGCATTATCATCACCGCCTGGCAGTATGAATGTATCACCTATTTTGTAGTTCTTACCTGCATCTACAATGGTAACATCTTGCACATCTGAGCCACTCGGTGTGACTGTAATATCTACTGTCAAGCCTGTGCCTGTGCCACCTGTTAAACTTACATTTGTTTGGTCAACATATCCAGTACCCCCACTTGTCAATGACAGTGAAACTGCCTGACCCAATGGGGGAGCTGTAGTGTATCTGATGAAATCTCTTATTGAGTTATAGGACCGTATTGCCTCATTGTAACGTGTGTACATCATGCTGAACAAAGTGTTTGCAACAGTACTGTTTTCATTATCCGGCTTTACTAATCCTATTGGAGTCATTTGGTTGCTCAAGTCTTTTACATACTCAAAATAAATAAATCCTTTCAACATCTCTTTAATCCCCTCTGAGTCTATTTGGTTTACTCCTTCGTATATTCCATTGAAATAGTAGAAATTGTATCCCATATCCTCCGATAATGGATTAAATAATATCAAGAAATTAGGACTTTGAGGCACATTATTAAGCAGGTCTGATTGAAACTCATTGTAAAAAGTTACACCAAACAACTGTTTCAAATAACGTGGCTCATATCTATTGATGTAATCCTGCAATCTTGCCTGGTCATACATTCCTGTAGATACTTGATATTTGCCCGTAAAATCTTGAATTGAAAGTATCATTTTATTTTATTTTTCCGTATCCTTTTTTTACCAAAATCTCTGCCTTTAAGCCTAACATTTTCCATACTTGACCTTTGCCAAGTCCAGGGAAAGTGCCATTGCTAATGAATGTATACTCAGCTTTTGGATCTAAACTCACAACCTCAACAGCTGGAGTCTCAATCTTATTCTCTAATTCTACATTAGCAACCTTTTTTTTGCGTGGTTTCTTTTCCATATTGGATTAAATTTTAGTCAACGATTAGAGCTATGTCAGTTGCAATGTCAGATTGTACAAATGCATTCACATCATTTCCTTTCACATAAGCTACCAAACGAGCCTCACAAAGGATTGTAACCATGTTACGTGTGAAATCATCATTCTCATAACCTACTGACATGTTCATATCTTCTCTGAACTTGATGTTGAATTTAGTGAAATCACCAACAATCATAGTACCTGCAGTGATGTTATTTGAAGAAACAACAACCAAACCAGCCACTCTCATGTTTGCATCCCAAAATGCAGGATAAGTGTACTCACCTGTAGATGTTTTAGTCAACTCAATTTTAGCAACATCCTCTGGATTCAATACAACGTGTGTAGGTACAAAGTTAGCAGCCTCAATCTGAGCTTTACAGATACGGATTAAATCCATGATGTTAGCTCCTGGGATAGTACCTGCAAATGTACCTGGTGCAAAGTTAGGTGCAACAGCTAACAATCCGTTAAGGTCATTACCACCTGCTCCATTTACTAATGAATAATCAATGTTTTGCTCAATAGCTTCCATCAATTCAGTGTTGATTTCTGATCTTACAAATGCTAAGTCAGCCAACATCTCTTTTGAAACTTTGATGTAAGCAGCAACTTTTTTCACTTCCTCTGATACCTCCTCATATTTAACCTCTCCGTTAAATTTAGCACCAGCCTCATTAACCCAAAGTGATCCCTCACCTGGAGTAACGTTTTGTGTTTGTTGGATGTAAGTAACAAATTTTGAAGTTGTTGAACCTACATTTGAGATCTCTCTCAATCTTCTTAAAGGACGTGCAATTCTATTTACTCCTGGCTCTAATACAGACAATGCAACATTACCTGTGTAATCACCATCAATTGTAGTGTCAGTCTTAACATCTAATGTAATTCTGTTACCTTTCTCGATTGAGTCAGAGATAGCCTTAACATTATCAGTGTAAGTTTTAACTAATGCCTCTTTGATAGTCTTAGCTCTTTGAGCTTTTGGTGCATCAACTGCCTTCTCAGACATTGCCTCAATGCGACCTTCCATCTTTGCAATAGCTTTTTCCATTTCAGAGTTCTTTACTTCAATAGCTTTGAAGTTATCAAGCTCACTTTTTAATTGAGCAACCTCATCCTTTGTAGGTACAGTTGCCATTTTTTCAGAGAACAAACCGTTGATTTTTTCAACAACTTGCTCAGGTGTTAATTGGTTTTCCATTTTGTTTTTTAAATTAAATTAATTAAAGTTTACTAATTACCTCTGTCCAATCAAATGTTGGTTGCTCCGGCTCATACAATTTAACAGAATGGTTTTCCGGTTCTGTTTGTGCGAGTAAAGTCAATTGACTTGATAGGAAGTTGGCTTTCATTTCTAATTCATACAACCGCTCATCTGACCCCTTTCCATTTACAAGGGCCTTGATTACTGTTTGTAAATCATTTGAAATCTTATCTATAAAAGTTTTTTTATTCTCACTTTTCATGATGCTAACCACATTGGTTAACTCATTTGCTCCAAAGGTAACAGCTGAGCCCTCCCAAAGTTTCACCTCTTGCAATAGAGTAAATCCTCCCATTGGATTAGATGTATCCTTGACAAATTTAGTCTTATCAGATACTCTTTGAAACCCAACTGAATGCTCCTTTATGATGCCATCTTGATAATCTCTCCATGCATCCTCACCCATTGTTGATGTGCCTAATCTACCCACAGCAAATAGGCCATTATCATCCTCCTCCATTTTGCTGAACACACCAATCTGTTTCTCCCAATCATGGTGTCTTAAGAATGCTATCTTACGATTACTTGATGCACCTGGTCCACGTTCCTGGATAGACTTTTTGAATGCTCCCTTTTGGATTACATCATTGTCACTGTCAACGTTACCAAACTTTGCTAAGTACACTGCAACCTCTCTCCTGTTGCTGTCCATGTCCTTGATCTCAAAGCCGCTTTTTATTTCATACTTACTCATACTCTTTGTGTTATCTGTCCATGCTGTTGAACATATTGCAAATCTCTGGTCATTATCATACTCAGATACCATGGTCTCATCTGACATACATCTGCCAATGAACTCCTCCTCATTCTCATCTCCAATTGGCTTAGGTATTGGCATTGGCTTGAGGATTAGTTATCATTGAATTGGCTGTCACATTGTCATAACCATAGTAATTTATTAACGTGTTAACAGCTGTTTGTCTATCCATTGCACCACTGCTCACTGCAGTATTGAGTCCAATGATTCCATCTAACCCCCCTACAGTTCCCTTAAGGTTGGTTTGTGCCTGTGCTAATGCAGCCGCCTGAGATTCTGTTCTGTCCTGTTTCTGTAACTCAATGTCAAACTCCTCTGCATATTGTTGCTGAGTAATCACCCCATCTTTAAGCATGACACTGTAAGTATCTACTTTGGTTTTCTTTGCAGTTGCTTTTTGATTCTCATCATCCTGTAAGATTGGTAAGTGATCAAAGTTAGCCTGTAGATAGTACTGACCTTGCAACCCCCATTGAGATATCATTGAGTCATAGATTTGCTGTGTCTCAGGAATGATTGTATCAGTGTAACACATCCGTATTGAATCCTTAACATTGCTAAATGTCGCACCCTTCTCACTTGAAAATAGGTTATAATTCAATCCAAATGCATCAATGATTGCCAACTTATCCTCTGTAAGTTCCTCAAATAACATGAGATCCCTTGTTGGATAACTCATTGGCTGCCAATTTACATTGGATTCAGTGATTATTAACTCATCTTTTTGCCTACGATACCAATCTTTTTGTATCTTTTGACGCTCCTCTGGTGTCATTGGGATAGCTCCTCCCATGTCATTATTTTGAGCAGATAGGATACCAATGGCTCCAAGGTTTTCAAGTAATACATTACGCTTGTTATAGCTTGCCATGATGTTAGATAGAGGTAATCTAAGTGAGTCTATCCTTGAGATAGGCCTAACTATGTTCATACCATCAGCTGTTGTGAGGTAGACTGAGTCCTGTAGTTGAATTGTCTCCTTAGATCCATCATCATAAGTGAACTCAAATGAAGTAATGAGGTCATTAGCCTCCATTTGTTTGAGCTTTTTACCACTCAGATTGATTTTAACCTTGTTATTTGGTAGTGTTATGATTAGATTCCTAACACCAAATGATCTCAATGGGCAGTAAGCAACCACATTAGAGTACAATGCATCTTGAACAGCCATTGAATATACCACATCTGACCATGACTGCACCCCATTAGGCTTGTTGATTAGGTCATTAATCCAATGATTAGTGACTAAGTTACCATCCTTATCATACAAAGTAGGGATATTTGTACTCATCATTGTGGCTCGCTTGTTCACAACACTCCTTAACTCAGGAATATCTATGAACAGCCTCCATGCATCACCTGTATCTAACCAAACAGCCTCTTTTTTTCCCCATATCTGTATTGCAGGGGGAAAGATTTGCCTTGTTAAGTTACGATACCGGTCTGTATTGGCATAATTATCAACAAATGCACTAATGAAATCAAATGCCATTTAATAATGTTTTGGCAAATATAATAAATAATTACATACCAAAAAGGGGGTCTGGTTAAGCCAACTGTCTGAACATGGATTGAGCAAAGATAGCTAACCCGGCTAAGCAATCCGGTGCATCATCATTCTTATTCTTACCCTCCTTACTGAAATGCAGTACATTCTGTATGAATAACTCACTTTCAGGAGTGCCATTGTTGACAAATGTAATCCTTTGCTGTATCCATACTGACTGCATGATGATCCTGGTTATCTTATTCACTGAGTTGTGGACCGGTAATATCTTTGTGTTAGTTTGTTTCTGCAATCCTCTTGCAAACATGGCTCCCATGCTGTTGGATTCCACCCTGCAATAGGTCACATTCCATTGATTCAGCTTAGCTGCAATGAGTGGCATGGTCACATCTGTATTTGATTTGTTGAACACATAGTCAACCAAATAGAACTCATTACCTGCCACTGCTAATATGGCAAAGGCTGTGAAATCTGCACCCTGGTCAGCCACATCACAGTAAGCAATGCACCCCTGTAATGTAGTTTTGATTGAATTAAACTCAGTTAACTGCATAGTCTTAAGGTCATTGAATAACCTACCTTGAATATCAACAGGGCTCTGCATGTACTCAGCCTCCCAAATGGATGGCTCAGTACGTTTCTTCTTAGTTAAGTACTCCTCTGTAGTCATGACTGATTCACAAAATGATTTGCCATCTATCAATGCAGGTATCACAATAGACCTATCATAGATGCCATCATTCATTTGCCTGCCTATAACGTCATTGAGTGACCAACGTGTGCCTATGTCAATCCTCTTGCAACCAGATTCAAACCTTGAGTCATGTGTTGCCTCCTTCCATTGGATGATTCTCTCATTCTGAGTATCTGATAATGCCTGTTCTAATCCTGTGTAAAGGTCATCTGTTACTGCAATATTGTCAGCTCCAAATCCAATGATTGTACCCCCAACACCTGCACCAAAGTAGCTTACCTGCTTAGCATGATTGGTGTTCCAACCTTGAAGGTTTGCCTTATCATCACTCAGTTGAACAGATGGGAACACCTGTTTGAACTTATCACTCTTTACAATGTTTCTAACATCATAGCTGAACTTGAGATATAATGTGGCAGTACATGCATTTCTCATTACTGATCTTGCCGGATTCCTGCCAATGGTCCAGGCACAAAACAGTGAACTGATATATGACTTCCCTGCCCTTGGAGGCATAGATACACTGAGTGATCTAATACTACCCTCCTCTAAATCTTGAAATGACTGTGCGACACTGTGGAGAAATACTCTACTTTCAAAGAATGCCGGGTCATAGTACTGACAAAACTCCCAAAATTCCCTCCTGCAAAGCTCGAGATATAATAAGTTCCTAATTGCTTTTTGTGTGTCATTCACCTTTGAGTAGTAGTTTAATCTCATCTGTTGATAACCCTGTGAGGTCCACATTGGTTTGTGTCTGCTCTACCTGTTGAACAGGAGCACCATAACCACTATCCATGAGTGCTTTGTATGCATTGGTATCACCTTCCCTGGCTTTTTTAATCAAGGCTAATGTCATGGCATCCTCTTGACTTATAGTTTCTTTTTGACCTGTCAATGGATTGCTAATTGACTGCTCCATTGATAACCAATACTTAGCTATTGTACTTCTGTTTTTAGATCCTTTTGGTCTGCCATTAGGATTACCACTTTGACCGCTTTCCCAACGTGGTTCTATCTGTCCTCTGCCTGCCATATTTCGTTGTAGTTACGTTGTAATTAAAACAAATTAGTTACCAATTGATATAAACCAAATAGAGCCAGTGCACCAATCACTCTGAATAGGCTCTCAGTTGCTTTCTTAGGGTCATATATCCACTTCTGAATAGTATCTGAACTCTTCCATGGCATAAACCATAGAACGAACTTATCTGCAAAGTATAACAGTGTGAATATAGGAAGTATGATAAGTCCTAAGACTACCTTTAATTTCTTTCTCATGCCTCAAAGTTAGTGAAATTTTTAACAGGTTGCCATAGCCTAAACTCCTGTTCAATGCCATCATCCCATAGAACATTTATAGCTGTATCAGAATGGTCAACAATTGCACCCAATGGCTCATCATTGATGTAAGCTGTTTTGGTGTCAAAGTTGAATGAGTAAATTTTCTTAGTCTCTTGTGAGTTCATATTTTAAAAGATTTATTGCCTTAGTGTAATTCAGTGCATCTGTTGGATTGCTAATGTAATCATATCCTATGTCAGAGATTAGGTTGATAAGCTCCATTAGTTTGGTCTTATCAATGTCAGATGTATCTATCATTTATTATCTTATTTCTTACTAAAAAATTATGTCTCATTGAGTTACTGATTGACCTCTTGAACTTCCTGTATTCATATACCCTACCATGTGGTGTCTCATGTGTTACTTTAAACAGATTGATGTTATCACAGAACCATCTGATTTCATATCGTGTGAGCTCCTGGCATCTGATGTATCTATCTTTGAACAGTATTGAGTACAGCCGCCCATGTGTTTCATTAGTTACTGTAATGGCAAAAGGTTTCTGTTTTCTATGCAGTTCAATGATTAACACTTGGCTAAGTTAGTAAAAGTTATCAACATAATAACCCCACGTGACATAGTGCCGATCTAAGTGACAGGGGGTTGGCTATATAATACCGCATTTTATGCATCTTGAAAACTGATTCATATCTCCAAAATCGTGGATGCAAACAGATTTGCTAACAGTACGTTGATGCAATT